CATCAGATGTTCCTCACCAAAGTTATGCCATGCAAAAGGATGATCAAAATTTGGATCAATCATTTCAATTGCTGACTTGATGATGTTGTTAGCGTCTTTGTTTTCAAACTGTCCTAGTATTTTTTCTCTTCGTCTAAACGTAGACAGCATAATTCTAAAATTTTTTTCTAAACCTTCTTGAGTTAAGTCGTTGCAGTTGGAGCTATCAAAATATTTGTAACCACCTTTGTTTACATAAAGTAATTTGATAGGAACTTTGAAGTCATATCTTGCTGCATAAAATGCACACTGTTTCAGGTGTGAAAATGATGGAGCTGCAGGCGTGGATAAACTAATAAAACTCCTTTCGC